GCGCGCCTGGTTATTGACCTGCGCAATTTGCAATTGTAGTTGCGCGTCCTGCTGGTCGCGTTGGGCGGCGGCCTGCATCTCGGCTTGACCGCGCATTTGGCCATCGCGGATCTTGGCTTGGGCAATCTCGGCGTCCTGCTTGTCCTTGGCCGCCTTGCGCTGCGTCTCGGCCATTGCGGTGTCCTTGACCACCTGCGCATCGGGCGGCAGTGCTGCGGGCTTGGCGTTGGCTTGCAGGGACTGCTGGAGCTGCTGCATCATTGGCAGTAGCTGCGAGAACACCTGCTGGCTGTCCATGGCGACGTGCTGGCCGACGGTGGCATACAGCTTGTCTATGATGGCTGTGAGCTTGGGGTTCTCGTAGTCGTCCACGGGCTTCCCGTTGCGCAAGTTGGTCACGTAGCCGTTCATGCGGTTCAAGTACCACAGCGTCATGTGTTGCTTGAGGTGCTCAATTGCTTGGGGCAGCAGGGTTGGGGCGATGAACGGGTTGGCACCAAAGAACGGGTCCATGGCGAACATCAGGTGGCCCTGGATGTGCGCCAGGTGGTCCTGCTGCATGTAGGCATACGCGGGGTGGCCCATCGACATGGCCGCGTTCTCGTCAGCCAGTGTGCGCTGCTCGGGCTCGGGAACCTCCTTAAGCAACTCGCTGACGTTCGGGATCTTGAGCTGCTTGAGGAAGCGCTCCTCCACGGCCTTGGCGTCATACAGATCCGGCTTGGCGTCCGCACGAGACAGCACGGCCTGCATCTGCGCCATGCGCTGGGTTTCGCTGAAGATGTGCGGGTCGGACACCGGTATCACGTCGGTGTTCTTCTCGAAATCCTCGCGTTCAATCTCAAGATCGGCCACCATGTCGCCCTTGCGCATCTCGTCAAAGTGCCACCGGTTCAAGCGGCACAGCACCTTGATCAGGCGGGCCTGCGACTGGTGCAGGCGGGCGTGGATCGCGGAGTAGACGGCAGCGCCCTGCTCAATCAGCGCCTGGGTGGTGCCCACGGGCGCGTTGGAGTTGACGTCGGCTATCTTCTCCTCGGATGTGGTGACCACGCCCTTTGCGGCGTTATCCAGCCAGCCCAGCAGCTCAAACAGCACGGGGCTGGGCGGGTTGAACGGCATGGGCATGGCGATCTTGCGAATGTCGTCCACGCCGGGCGCGCCTTCAATCTCGGCCACCTGGGTGACCTCAATCTGCTGGGTCTGGCCGCTGATCTTGGCGCCCTTGAGCTTGAGCATCGTAGCCGCGTTGTTGATGTGGGCGCTGTCGAGCAGCGCACGCAAAGCGCCGGTCAGGGCCGCGCTCAGTCCACCGATCAGGTGGGGCAAGCCGATAGCGAACACGCCGCGCCATGGGATGAACTTGAACTCAATGATCCAGTCAAGCTTGGTCATCGTCTCGTCGCCGTCTTCCCAGTTGCGGTACAGGCCGATTACCTCCGAGCTTTGCTCGTCGATCATCATGATGTACGGGGCCATCTGGCCTTTGGATTCCTTGTCGTCCTCCAGCTCCAGCCAGGTGTAGACGTGGTACACCTTGCGCAGACCGTCCTCGTTGTCTTGGAACTTACGGCCCTCGATCTTGTCGTTGGCCTTTTGCGAGCGAGTCTGCTCGGGCTCTTGGCCGGATGTGACCTTGTACCCGCTTTTGTACATGCCGCTTGTTACGCGCCTTTCGTACTCCCATTCGGTGATCTCATGCACCTCGGCCGCGCGCTGGGCGGTGTAGAAGTTGCTGGCCGCGAACGGCAGGATCATGCGGTCGATGGGCAAAAACTCGATCACGGGCCGCTTCTGGTTCTCGTCGTACCAGAGCTTGAGGTACTGCGAGCCGCCCAGCGGTAACTGGGTGAGCATCTGCTCTTGCTCGTCGCGGAATTCCTCAATCTGCTCGGTGATCTGCCAGTTCAGGAAGTCGCGCTTGCGCTCGGCACGCTCCTGCTTGAGATCGTCCACCTTGCCAAGGATCTTGGTGCGCACAGGACCGTCTGGTGGGAACAGCTCCTTGATGGCGCGGCTGGCAAAGTCAACGCAGCCCTCGGCCATGACGGGGTGGACTGCTTTGCTGGCGCCCATGAAGTTAGCGCCGCCTGGGGCGTCCTTGCCCAAGCCGGTGCGCCGTAGGCCTTCCTCGTACTGCTTGTCGCGCTCCTCACGGGCGTCCTTGTCCTTGTCCAGTAGGCTGATGTAGCGCATGCCCAGGGTGTCAAGCTCAAAGCCGTCCATCGACTCAGCCAAGTTGGAGTAGAAGTCGGGCGACTCCTCTGGGCCGCTGGTCTCCATGCTCACCACGGCCGAGCCGTCGGGCATCTCCATCACATCAGACACGTCCTCCGGCAGCTCCACATCCGCAGAGCCGTCCTCGTTCAGCTCTGGGTCCATCTCGTCGTCTTGGTTGTCGTAGGTGTCAGCCATTATTTTGCTTTCTTGAGGTGCTTGATGCCCATCAGCTCGTATTGCATCACGTCCATGTTGGGCGAGATTGTAACTTTCTCTTTGACTACGCCACCGGTGGCCATACCGGGTATCACGGATTCGCCTTGAGGGATCATGTTTAGCCTTGTCGCATCGACATCGTACGAATTCAAAGGGAAGGTGTTGGCGCGCTCTTCAGGCGACATATTTAACCTATTTTGAACCATGCGCGCCTCCGCTTCACCCGCAAGCTTTAGGTACTCTTGGTACGGATCCATTTGCGAATACGGAGCTAACTTATTGCGGTCTGCCAGATGTGTGTTGTATTTTTCGCCCAATTTTGTCAACTGCGCAGGGTCAGTAGTATTTTTTATTTGTTCGGCTATATCCGATAAAATTTCATTGTGCAATTTAATTCGGCTATCCGCCATTTGTTTTATTGCCCAAAATTCTCCCGGTTCACCCCCGCGTGGCGTTCCTTCAATTTCTTGAATTGCATGCTGAACTTCATGCGTGGCGGTACTTTTGGGGTCTCTAGCTAGGCCGTAGCGGTAGACGTTAAGGTCTCCCCTACCGTAGCTTCCCAATGTCCCCGGTGAACCTTGTTGCCCTTGCTTTAAAATAATTGTTTGCAAATCGGGGTACGCTGCATAAAGTTCTGGATGCTCATATGCATACTTCATGTAGTTACCAGAATACTCCGGATCGTATTTTAATCCATAGGGTTGATTTAATTCACTTTCCAACTCCGAAACTTGCCCCTTGACCGCTTTACGAGCAGCTACTGCTTCTTTGGGGAACATATCCGATACCACTTCTTTGTCCCGAGCCAAGGATCCTTTTACAGTACCCTTTAAAGCGTCTATTTTGTTTTGAGCATCTTTGGCTTTCTGTATCAAGTCTCCTCTAAATTGAAATGTAGCAGGTTGGTCATTTATCTCCTGCCGCCATTCTTTATCGGGAGCGCGGTAAGTGCCTGTCTCTTGCCAAATTTTTTCAGGTGGATGCCCCGCACGCTCCATGGCTTCTGCTTTGGCCATGTTGGCTGCATTCCAAGTTTTAGCGTTGGGCCCAATCATGATGCCTGCCATGCCAATGTTGCCTGGGCCAAAGGCGCCAAGCAATTGATCTTTGGTAGGCGCAGGTATGCTTTTGACGTAGCCTACGGGGTCTTGTACCAGCCGTTGGATATTGCCGGGCACGGCCTTGATGTTTTCCAACGCGCCTTGCAGCGTTTGCCGAGCGTTAGTGAACGGGCTGAAGTTGCGTACCTCTTCGCGCATCTGGTCAATGCTAGGGCCTTCGTACCCTAAACCCGATAAAACCGAGCCACCATCCGCCATGCCAACATCGCCGCCCTCGGCATAGCGCGGGATGCCGTTCTTGAGCACGTCCTCGCGCATGGCCGGGGTGATGTCGAACGTGTGGACCGGGGCTTGGCCAAGTCTTTCCGCCGCATCCCAAGCGGCGTGCATGTTGGGATGCCGGGAAACAATGTCGGGTGAGTTGATATGCGTTACTCGGTACGGGGTTTGCGGATTTGAATCGCTTGACACAGTGTACTCGTCGGTGCCGACGGTTCCGGGTTTGACCTGCACGCCGTGCTTCTTGCCGAACTTGTTCAGGAAGGTGGGCACCATCTTGTCGTAGAACCCTTTCATGCCCTCGCCACCAGTTTCAAGATCAAGACCACCTAGTTTTGTTCCTTGGCCAGATGCCAGAATCTTTTCCGCAATCTCTTTTCCGACGTGACGGCTTAAATCTTTCTCAGGTATCTCTTTGGCAAAAACATTTTTTCCATTTTTCATTCCCGCCAACGTCCATACGCCGTTGTTTTGATTTTTGGAATAGAGGGTATCAACGTGGGCAGATAGTCCATACCTTTTGGCCTGCTCCGCACCGGGGGTTACGGCGATCTGGTCGTAGCCGTTCTCGGCGGCGTGCTGGATCATGGCTTTGAGCGCCAGCTCGTGCCAATCCTTGGCGTGGGGGCCGTAGGGCACACCGGCGGCTTTGATGGCCGTCAATTGCTTTTTAGCCTGTTGTGCTTGATCATTTAAATCCATGTATTGCTTCCACAGATCGTCGGGTATTCCTCTAGAAGTTCGTTTAGAAGTATCGAACATCCTGAAGTACGCTTCTTTGCGGCGTTTGGCAGATTGCTTCAAATGCTTTTTGGCGGCTTCAAGTTCTTCCTTATTGATGTAACCCTTTTCGCGCCCTTGCTGGTGCCAGTCGGACTGGATCTCCTCAATGTGCAGTATCTTCTTGCCCTCGGGACTGGTGCGGTCCTTGGCACGGACGCTAGCCAAGATGTTGGGCGTGCCCCCAAAGTGGTGGCCAACACCCGGAAAACCTTCACCCTTGGACATGGGTGTGTGCAGCAGGATCTCGCGGTAGTTCTCGCCACCGGGCAGGGTGTAGTCCTCGTGGTGCGTCTGGCTGCCGGTCAGCTCGCGTTGCTTGAGCGGGAACTTGTTGGCTTGAGCTTTGAGCTTCTCCAGGAACTCCGCACGCGCCATCTGGGGCAGCGCCATGAGCGCCTGCAGGTCGCGGTCTTCTGCCTCGGCGGGCTTGTAGCCGGGTTTCTTCTGCAGCTCGGTCATGTACTCCGCACCCGTGCCCTTGGGGCGGGTGACCTGCTCCATGAGCCGGTTGATGGGTGAGTACAGTCCGGTCATAGTGGGCGCTCCGTGATGCGAATGTAATCCTTGACCGTGCCGCCGCCTGCCATCTTGACCTGCGGCTGCTGGGGTGGGCGCATAGCCGCCATCGCTTGGCCCTGCTGCGTCATTTGCAGGATGTTGCTCTGCGGGGCGCCCTGGGGTGCTGGCGCTGGTTGCTGACCCGTTGGGGGCACTTGCCCTGCTGGTTGGCCTGGTTGGGGCGGTGTTGCCCCCATAGGGGCGCCTGGCTGTACGGGAATCAACTGCTGACCAGGCATCTTGGGTTGGAAGTCCACGCCGCCGACGGGCAGGCCTGGGCCAGCGCCTTGGGGCACGTAGGCCTTGACGGGCAGGTTAGGCGCCTCATTGGCACCGACGTTCTTGAGGCTGGTCATGTTGCGCAGCATGACGTGGGCCAACATCTCGTCTTGGGTGGGCTCGGCCTTGACCTCGCCGCCTTCGGCCATGCGCCGTGATTCGGGCTTCTGGAAAGCCTTGTGCTGGCCCGCCATAGAACGAATGTGCTTGGCACCAGCCAAGTACGGCCTGACGCCGATCTCGTCAACCTCTTCGGGGTCGTGCCGGTGCGCAAGGCGGTGCTGAGCCGCAAAGCTCTGTTCGGGAAACGCCATGTGCCCGTCAAACTCTTCGTTGTCGATGTCGTCGCCTACCGGGCCGCCGGTGGCCAAGCGCTTCATGAACTTGATGGGCTGGGGCGCCACGTACTCTTTACCCTTAGCCGCGATCTGCTCCTGCGGGGTGTCGATCTGGTACTCGCCGTTGTTCTGCTTGGCGTGCTCAATGTGGTGTTCGCCTACGTGATGCGTGAACGATGTCTGGTGTCCCACGTTGCTGGTGGACTCGGTGGGCGTGGTCATCAAGATGGCACCCGCCACTTTGCCATTCTTAGTCATGAACCGGTTCTTTGGTAAGAACTCGTCGTCCTTGAACCGCGAGTCGGTCGGGATCATGTGCTCGACCGTTTCCATCTTGCCGGTCTTTTCGTTCTTTTTGCGCTCGGGCACATTCACCAGCCGGGGATGCAGGATATGCTGCTTCTGGTAGTCAAAGCGCAGGCCCTCGTGCGTCTCGTGGCCGTAGTGCGCCTTGTCGGGCGTCGTGGGCTTGCCATTAGGCCCGAAGTGGCCCTCTGGCCCTTCCTCGCGCTCGCTTTCGTTTAGCTCGTGCGGCTCGCGCCCGGTAGACCAATACTTGGCGTGCGTTATGGCGCCCTGCATCTTCTTGTCAAGCGGTGAGCGTTTTTTAACGTCGGTCACCATGTATGAGTTCTTGGGCGGCGTTTGTTCGCCCTCGTCGTTCACAAAGTCCTTGCCGCTGGCGGCGGCGGCGTTAATGGTGCGGCTGATGCGCTGCTTGTCGCGGTCAATGTTCTCTTGGATTGCCGCGCCCTTCTTAACCTTAGGGCCGATGTTGGAGTGCGCAACGTAATACCCGTTCGCCGGGTCATGCATCTCGTTGGTCTTGCCATAGGAGTTAGCGATGATGGGCGGCTTGCCCTCCGCCGCGCGCTGCCGGTTTAGGTGCCTTATGACGTGGCGCGATGACACGTCCGTCTCGTCCACCACGTTGGGCCGGAACAGCAAGCGCTTATTGCTCCTGTCCGCCAGCTGGGCGGCGTTGCGCAGCGAGCCGGTGTGCGCCAATATCCAGTCCTGCGTCATGGCCGGGTCGTGCTTGGCCTGCTCATGGCTTGCGCGGCGCACGGCGGCTGCTGGGTACTGGGACTCCGCATTGGGCGCAAAGCATGTTCCCTCCATGGTGTCCACCACCCCGTGTTTATCAATGCCGCCACCACAGCCAGCGGTCTGGCCGGGGCAGGTGTTGATGACGTGGTACTTCTGGTTTTTGCCCGTGCCAGAGGAGTACAGCGCGTGGCCCGCGACGCCCTTGGACGCAAAGCCAATGTACGAGCGCCCCTTCTCGTCGTGCTCGTGGTTGACGGTGTCGAGCTTCTCGCTCTTGTCCAACGTGTTGGCTGTTTTTCCAATGTGCTGGGCTGCACGCAAGCGCCCCAGCGCCGCGTCTTCAAGGGCCATCTGTTCGTTCAGGGGCTTCTGGAAGTGCTCGTCCAGCGTGTTCTTGTGGATGCGCCCGGCTTGCCCGATGTTCAACGGGGGACGGTTTTCCGACCCGTAGACTTTTGCACGCGCCTTGTCTACGGTTTTCATGCCAAAAACGCCGGACATCACGCCTGCTTTGTTGAGCTTGCGGCTGCCTTCAAGCATGTGCCTGGGAACTTTAATGCCGGTCACGCCGCCAGGGCCGGTGGCATTCACCAATACACGAGTTGGGCTTCCGACGTCTTCTTTATCGGCCAGCTCCTGCTTCATCTGCTCTACGGTTGGTTCCATGGCTTGGTCCTGCGTGGTTTGCGCGCATTTTATACCGCGTAAGGGTTTTCTCTCTTGCGCGGGTTGGCGTCGGCGTAGTCCTCCTCGTCCACCCAGCTTGATGGGAAGTCGATGGTGAGCCAGCCAGCGTCGCGCAAGTATCTCAGGGCTTGGCTCATGGCGTCAACAAAGTCGTCGTGGGCCGTGCCCTCGGGGAAGCTGCATACCTGGCTGACCATGCCCTCGGCCCAGTCCCGCACGAAGCCCTTGCGGTTGCCGGACTCGGGTATCCATACGCGCCCGGCCTTGATGATGTTGGCCACGATGGAGAGGCGCTGGATCTTGTCGGCGCGCCCAGGGTTGTAGGCCTGCACCGGCACGCCCGCCCTGCGCAGGTCCTGGATCAGCGAGATGCCTGCGCTCTTGTCCTCAATCAGCAGCAGGTCCACGCGCTTCTTGGACTTGCCCTCGCCGTAGACCGTCTCGTACTCGTCGAGGATCTTGGGCCGCAGGTCGGGGTATTGCAGGTGGTCCTGCCAGCAGTCGACCACCATCGCGCACATGCCGCCGTCCTCGGGCTTGAACACGCCGAAGGTGATGTGGGCGGTCGGGTCGTTGTGCGTTTTCTCGCTGGCCGCGCAGTCCACGCTCTGCACGATGTACTCAAAGCGCGGGAAGGGCTTCTTGTCCGGCCAGAGCTTGAACCAGTCGCGCTTGACGATGCCCGACTCCTCAGGGTCGATGATCTCCGCGTGGATCTCCTGGCGGCCCAGCTTGGTGCCCTCGTATTGCAGGATCTGCTTCTGGAACGATGGCGCGAGGTTCTTGATGTTGACGTAAGTGCTGGCGGTGGTCACTACGACGTCGTCGCCGTTGCGGTCGATCAGGTCCATGACCACGGGCTTGGGCTTCGGGGTGGTGGAGCAGATGATCCGGGTGTGCAAGCCCAGGCGGACCGCAAACTGGATCATGTCCCAGGCCTCTTGCAGGTACTCCCACGCAGCCAATTCATCGAGCCAAGCGCCGTGCCACTGGCCGCCCCGGAAGCGCTCGGGCTCGCTGGCCGGTATGCCCTTGATCAGGCTGCCGTTGGTGAGCGTGATCTCGTGCAGGCTGCTGTTGTACTTCTCCACCAGCACCGGCGGGATGACGGCCAGCAGCCCGGACTCGCCCTCGTAGCATGTGCCGCGCAAGTCGGCACTGGTGGGTGCCGACACCAGCCAGCGCGTGTTGGGCTGCTCCCATGCCCACCAGCCCATGGTCTCCGCCGATGTGCGGGTCTTGCCTGAGCCGCGGCCACCTAGCATGAGCCAGATGCTCCAGGCGGTGCCCGCGGGCTCGAGCTGGAACTTGTGGGCCTTGAGTAGCCACCTGGCGCGCCACTCGAAGGCCGCGCGCTGCTCGGGCTTGAGCTTGGCGTACTGCTCGCGGACCTTGGGGTC